TGAAGACCCATAGGCTACATAAGCACCTGAACCAGTAACATCTTGTACTTCAATAAAACCACTTACAGTAATAGCGGCAGTACCTGTACCTAAGCTAGTCATTCCACCTACCTGAATAGGTGAGCCTGTTTTTGTATAACGATAACCTTGCATAATCTTTTTTCTCCCTTGCCCTCTGTTCTAATAAAATGTTAAACTCTTGTCAAGTAAATTAATCAAGTAAATCAATTACAGTTCCTTGCGTCTTACTTTTCTTTTTTCTATCTTTTTTGTCATAAACTTGAGTGCCTACACCAAAGAAACTTAATGTTAAATCAAGTGGTAAATCCTCTAAGTCAACATCTTCATCGATAGCCTCTTTTACATTCTGTAAAAAAATTGGAGCAAACGAATCAAAAGCAATATCTTTTATTTCTTTATCTTCTTTAGTAACCCAATCTCTTCCGTGAAATGCTTCGTATGTAGCACCAAACATAGGGTGAAGTTTCCATTTAAACATTCTTCCTATTTGTTCGCCTAAATCTATATTCTTTCTATCTTCTTTAGATAATTGTGGATATTTAATAGCAAGTGCGAATAATCTAAAAGTATTTTTAAATCCACCGCTAATATCAAACCTGCGTTTTCCTACTACTATTTTACCATAATCGGCATCTTCTGGATCATCACCTACATCAGCACCGCCTAATTTACATAAGGTTATAATAGTTGCATAAAATGCAAAAAACCCAAACCAAGCCCTAAATATTTTACGCTGAATTAATCTACCGCTTTTATCTTTTCTTATTTGCAACAACTTATAAGCACTTGTAACTGGCAATGTTAATCGTGAATAAGTTAGCCGTGGAGAAAAGAACGCATAGCTTAATGCTTCTGCGGCGTTTTCAAAAGATCTAGGCATCGTAGGTCTGCCACTAACGCTATTAATAAATTCAAAATATTCTTTAATTCTTTCTTCAGAAGTGGTTTGACCATGTTTGTTAAGAAAGTCAACAGCTAACTGAATACGCATAGAGTTTAAAAAATTAACATACGCACGCTCAGATGCATCTTTTACGAACTTAACACCTATAGCTTTAAATAATGGTGTATCAAATAATCTTGTAGCAAAGTCCTCTTCACCTTTAAGTAAGCCACCATCAATTTCAGAAAGATTTATTCCTAGATTATATAGATCATATTTTTGAGCATTATATTTATTTGCGTTATCAATATCTGTAGCAACACCTGCAACGAAAAACCCTAAAAAGTTTTTCATAGTATCACGCATAGCGGCAGGAGGATTTAAACTCCAATAAAAAACACCCTGATTCATTACAGCACTATTGTCTAACATAGAAAGAGATGCTCTTGAAACTGTAGCTAAATCTAATCCAAGATTTCTAAGAAAGCCACGCCTTCTTCTTTCTATCTCAGCAATTCTTTTATTGATTTCTGTTCTAAGTCTAGCCCGCTCTCGTAAAAGTTTTTTTAGCTCCTTAGATTGTACCCCAAGAGCTTTTTCTTTTTTCTTTAATTGTACATCAAACTCTTTATTTTCAATAATTTTATTAAGTTCTTCAATTTGTTTTCTAACACTAGACTGTTTTTTTAAATCAGCTAACTCTCTTTGTGCCTCAGTAACAACTTCTGATTTACGTTTGCCCATAAGTTTAGGATGCGTTACATCATTAGCTAATTTTCTAATGTTTTCTATTTTCTCACGCAACGCCTGAACTAACTTGTCATCGTATACAGTATTAACCGTATTAGCTAAAGCATCTAAATTAGCTATCATTTTATCTAATATTTCTTTAACGGCTTTTACATTAGCAGAATTATTACGAACAATTTTTTCAGTATCAAATATTTTTGAAGCCGCTTTTGACAGGTCTTCATCTAATGTAGCTGATATTTTAAGCAAACTAAGAAATGATACATACTGTTTACGAAGGTCATATTGTTTAAGTGTGTTTTCTGCAATTGCTTTCTTAATATCTCTTACGCTAAACTCTTGACCATCTTGTTCTAGTACACGTTTAATTCTATTAATAATTGAGTCTTTGTCGAGAGGCTTACCATCTTTAACATCGTCACTAATAAACAACTCTGCTAACCTAGCACATAGTATTTCTGGTCTATCTTTATAGTTATCAGTTTCTAATATACCACCTCTTGCACGAGCATCAGGAATACGTTGTTCTTTACCTCCAAATTTGCCAAAAAATTTACCTGCTCTATTTGAAATGTCTTTAACAGCTTTTCTAGCTTTAGCTAAAAAACTTTCTTTCGGAACATTTTCTCTAGTATACTTAAAATAATCATCTACTTGTCCATCATAGTATTCGTCATCTTCTTGGTTTACTGCGGTTTCTGTATTATCAATACGCTCATTAAGTTCTGATAGCTTTCTAGCTCTGGTTCTTAAATATTGCTCGTCTAATGAAGACAACCCTTCTGGACTAGCTTCTAGTGCTTTTCTTAAAACATTTTCTTCTGTGTAATCGTCTCTAATAGTATTTCTATGACTACCAAGAACTCGTGCAGTTTCAGAGCGTGACTCAACAAGTATTTGAGCAAACTGTTCTATTTTAGATTTTTGAAAAATAATTTTATCTTCAAGGCGTTGACTAGCTTCTAATTGACCGTTTATTTTTAAATCATTTAATTGCGACTGCATTGATCTAACAGACTGGTCTAACAAGCTAACAGCTAAAACAAAACCTGCTTGTTGAGTGCTATTGAAAGTTACTCTTCCTTTTTCCATTCCTTTCAATACATAAATGTTAGTTATTTCTTCAATAAACAAAACTTGATCAAAATTGCCATCAGCATCTAAACCATAAAACTTTACAGCCTCTGCCATTTGGTCTTGAAAAGATATTCTATCAGAAGGTATTAATACATTTAGATCAAGACCGCTTGCTAAATCTGCATAATTATCAATAGTAGTATCAAGATACAAACTGCTAGATGTAGAGCCACCCTGCACAGAGTTTAGGAAATCATTTAACTCATCATCACTAAAACTTCGTTGCTCTTTGCCACCAAATTTACTAAAGTATTCACCTACATATAAAGTTTTGTGTAACGCACTATTTCGTAATTTTGGATTGTCTTCATAAAGTTCTGCTCCTCGTTCATATTGATCCATTTTTGCTTCATCTAATTCTCTTAGATATTCTTCGTATACGTCACTATTATATTTTTCAGCAAGTTCTTTAAGTTCGTCTTCTGTTATTTCTTTACCTTCATTTTCATTTAAATCTTTAGAATCTAATTCAACACCTGCTAATCCTTTGCTTGGCGTAATTACTTTGTTTGCTATATCTCTTGTTACTTCATAAGCAAATAATTTACCATCTTCTATATTTAGATAAATAGATGTATTATCATCTACGTCAATAGTTCCATAAAATTCAACAAGAAGCTCTGGGAAAGGCGATGCAATAACTTCATCCACTCTATCATAAAACACACCTTCTGATCCAAAAGAGTGCAACTTTCCATTTTTAAATACTATTTGTTTATTAGGATATCGTGTCCAATATTCTTTAGAATCTTCAGTAAGTTCTCTTTCTCCTAAACCTAATTTTGAAATATAATCCTTAAGGTCTGATTTATTATTAGTTAATAATGCATCACCTAAAATTGATGCTAATTCTTTACTTACATTTTTATCTAAGTAATTTCTAACACTTAGAACAGTTCCAAGTAAACCTGTTATAATATTATCTAAACCTTCATTCTTGAAAGAATTTGCGCTTAACATATTTGAGTCGTTAGGATCTATAGAATTATATACAATGCTACTCGGATAATGATCAGTATCTGCTACATACTTAATTGAATGAGCAACATTTACATTAGGTTCTAATCTATCTGCTATTGCAAAAATACTAAAAATTCTATCCGTAAAATCTCTATCAAGCTGTTCGAACCTTGAAATAGCATCAACTAGTCTTTCTGTTTTTTTAATCTCTGTAGTAGCACCCAAATAAACTTTGTTTATTTCTTTTAATTCTTTTTCAATTTCATTTAAATTTGCATTATCTGCTCTATAAGTTTGATCTGCAAATTGTCGGTCATCATCATACTCGTCTCCTACTTGTGTTATACACCACGGATTTGTTTCTTCTCCCCAATGTGTATCAACAAAATTACGAACAATAGGTTGCATTTCAAGGTCATCATTAACCTCAAACATTTCAAACCCTTGATCAAGTTCTGTTTTTTTACCCAACTCAGGAATATTATTAGGATTTATAGGTTTAGCTTTAACCTCTCCTGCAAACTTATCAATTAAATCAGCAGGTGATTTGTATTGTTGAGGGTCTACTTTTTTAAGTTCAGATATGCGAATTGCTTCTTTTAATAATTCATAGTCTGTAACAGGGTTATAATTACCACGCTTTGCATAAAACTGCCCTAGCTTACGCTCTTTAGATGTAGCGTGAGTTTTTATAGCTTCTTTAAATTCTTCAGATAATGGATTTCTTTGCTCTAATTGCCGTTTAGCATTTTCTGTATTTACAGTTCCAAACACAGTTTCTACTTGAGTTTCTGCTAAAGTCTGACCAGTAGAAAAACCTTGCACGACAGAGTTAAACATATCTATAACTTCTTTATCAGGCATAGATTTAGTTTTTAAACCTACTAATCCCAATAAACGATCTTTATAATTTTTAATACCTTTTCTAGTTGAAGGCAATTCGGTATGAGTAGCTGATAGTATGCCTGCTAACTCAGCAATCATTTCTTCTCGTTGCCCTATTTCAGAATAGTCAGAGTATAAATCACGATGTGCTTCAATTCTTGCAACTAATTCAGGACTAGCTACTTTAAGTGCATTATCTAATATTGTATTTATTGCTGTGTCAAATGTGTCTACACCTAAGTAGTTATCAAGCAAAGCATGGAACGCTTCATGTGCTATTGTTGTTTTATTTACACGTTTACCATTTAAAATAATTCTACCGTTATTGTAAACGCCTGCACTAGCTTTTTCTAATCCTGTTAGTTTAAGATACTGCTCATCATTTTCTGCTACAATAATTTGAAGGTTAGGCATTAATCGCAATAGAGACTTGCGTATATTAGCTATACGCTCACGAATAAATGGATCACCTCGGTTTTCTAAATCGTATACAAGTCTTAGCTTTGTATCATCTAAAGACTCACCTTCTTTTCTAAATTCCTCTACTTTTTCATCGTGTATATTTGTATTAAGAATTTCGTTTTTTGTTTTTTCACTTAATCCACGAGGCTGATCTTTTGATTTTTCTTGCACATTTTGTTTTACTAAAAAGTCTAAATACTGAGCATCTTGATTGTTTTTAACAAAAGCATTGTAACGGTTTTGTGCATCTGTATCGCCATTAACGCCCGCTACAAAATCATCTTGTATCTCTGGAAACATTTGAACAAATTCACGTTGTTGTTCTTCAGACATAAACTTGCCAAAACTATTCCAATCAGCATTTGTTAATACACGCAATCCAACATTGTTAAACGATTGATTAAATTCAAATAATGCACTTTGGGTTTTAGATATTACATCTTGTACTTCTTCAGTTGTTTCAGCATATACGGCTTGATCTACTAAATCTTCCGCTAAATCTTCTGTTAACCCCATAGTAGTAAGTTTTGTTACAGCCGCTTTTCTGTATACTTTAAATGTTTCGCTTTCAGGGTCGTTACTGTCTTGTGCTTTTTTAATATCTTCAGCAAAATCATCAAGGTATTTTTTACTAAATGTAGCCTCTACAGTAGCAGATGCACCACCCATAACAACAACAGCAGGTAACGCTTGAACCATTGTGTCAACAGCACCAACTCCTACTTTTTTATAATCAGCATTTGTAACTATATTTTGTATTTCTTTAAGATAAGGAGTTTCAGGGTCTAAAGACTTCATGCCCTGCCCTCCTATTTCTTGAGCTGCAAATTGTCCACCTTCTTCTATTGTTTCACCTATAATACGATAAACCGCATCTACACCACCTGCGGCTATTCTTTTAACTAATTCAGGCTGTTTCATTAGCTTGTTCATTATTTTGCGTTTTATAGGTTTTAATACTGCTGTGCTTAAACCTGTGCCTTTAACAAAAGGTATATTAACAGTTTGCTCAATTAACGCAAATGGAACACCAACAGTCATAGCTATTTCAGCCGCACGCCGATACTCGTCATCTGGCATATTTATTACATCTTTGTCGTACAGGTATTCTTTCATCATGTCGCCTGCACCAAGCTGTTGATTGTATGAAGTAACAGCTAACCCGCCACCTACACCGCCTGCAAATGCTGTAGATGCTGATCCTGCCAAACCAAGAATAGCATTTTCTGCCATCATGCCTGCACTTTGCAACGCCATCATACCGCCACGCTTAGGATTAAAGTAATTTAAATCACTATAATCGTATGCACTACCAACTCGTTCTTGAATGATTTTATCATTTTCAATAAGCTGTTGCACTTGCTCTCGATCACCTTGAAGAACATTCTCCATAATGCGTTGAGACAAACCTACATTATAAGTACCATATCGTGTGCTACCAACAATGCCACCAGAGCCTTTTAATGGAACACCTGATTGATCATAGTCTACATCAAGAGTTCCTTCTAATGCATCTTCTTGGAATGCACGCTCTCCAGATAAAAAGAATACATCTCGTAATGCAAACTCAGGCGGTACATACCCAGATGGCGGTGTTACATTTGGTTTAGCTTGCGGTTTAGGCAGGCTAACATATTGAGAAACAGTTCCTTGTAAATCAAAATAATCATCATCTTCAGGCTTAGAGTGTTCTTGTTTTAGTGTTTCTCTAACTTGTTGAAATGGTATTGGTTTATTTTTATCAATATTGTTTTCTTCACGAATATTTAAATCTATTGCTTGATTTACAGAGCCATCCATTATTTGTCGTGCAGGAATGTTATTTTTAGCTCCATAGTATTGGCGTACTACGTTTGTATTATCTATTTCAGCAAATGGTTCATCTAACTGTTGACCCACCATTTCAGGCATTTTAACAGCTTGATTTAATATTTCATTAGGTCTAAAAGCTAATGTAGGTTCGTTAGCAAACGAATAACCACGATTATAATATTCTTGTTCTTTTTTTAAAATTTCTTCTTTAGAATATCCACGCTCTACGCCTAATTTATAAAACTCTTCTTTTGATTTAAACATAATTATTTCTCTGGGAAAAATTCCTCTTCAACATTTAATTCAAATCTTCCAAATAAACCTGATGTTCCTTGTTGAAATCTTCTTACAGATTCATATTGTCTAGCTACATTATAAATTTGTTGTAAAGTGTTTCCTAAAATTGCCGTATAATCATCTTCTGTAAGGTCTACGTTGTTTTTTTCCGCTTCAATAATTTTTTCGTTAATAGACTTTATGCCTTCGATGTAATATTCATTGTACATAGAAGCAGGTAAATTAGCAGTAATTGAATTAAAATTTTGACGAAAAGCTCCCATAACTATATTTCGTTCTTGTTTGTATGTAGTATTAGATGTAGGAAAATTTGGGTCACCATCTAGCCAAAATTGATTTCTATTTATATCTTTAAATGAATCTGTTAATGGAGAAAACATCCAATTTATAGTATCTGCATTTAATCCTAAATTATTAGCTCTTTCATAAAGTTTTCCTAAATAATCAATTCTATCTGTACCTTTAGAAATTCCCAAAATAGTTGGTATTTCACCAGTTTCTGCAAATGTATTAATGCTTTCGATTAACTGAGTAGCTACTTTTCTATCAGATTCACTTAAATCATTTATAGATTGAGTAGCATCAGTTTCTAATAATCCTTCAAACATTAACAAAATACCTTCTGGAAGTGTTTTACTTTCTCGCTGTGACTCAATCCACGGTTGACTTAATTCATTTCCTTTAGCTAAGGTAATACCTTCATCATAAGTAGGCTTGTATTGATCTCTAATGATTTCTTTTCCTCTATTAAAAGCTCTTCTTTTTAATTCAAACCTTTGACTAGGATTTAATTTTTTTAAATAATCATCATTATATGCTCTTCGCAATTCATCAGGGTCTGTTGCTTCTAACATATTAGTTAAAATTCTACTATAATGACCTGATTTTTTAGCTGTATCTTTATCTTCTGGGCTTAAAGTGCCAATGTTATCAATAATACTATCACCCGCTTCAATTTCATTATTATTAAATTTTTCATTAGCTAAATTTATTTGATCTACCTCAAACTGTTTAGCTTTATATCCAGTAGCTAAACCAGTATATTTAGTATCGATTGTGTTTTTATCTTCTCTCCATAAAGTATTAAAGGTTTTATCATCTACCATTCCACGAGATTCAGCCCATTCAGAATAAAACTTATCTAATCTTGGCTGTACTACTTGATCATTATATTCTATATCATTTAAATCAGAACGCTCTGCACGACCAACATTTAACTCTTTTTGTAAATTTATTACAGAAGTTTCATAATTAGCTTTATCACCTGCTGTTTTTGATTTTGCAAATTGATCAATAACTTCTGAACCTAAATTTAAAACATCTTGCATAAAAGCCGCTTCGCTTTCAATACCTATTGTAGACGCTTTAATTGTAGGAGTAGGATCTATTTGAACACCTCTAGCTGTTCCTATGCTAGACTGTTGCTGATATAAAGGTATTTTTGGCATAATAAGTTCCTATTTTAAAAATGCTTTAGCACCAAGTGATTTAAATCCTGCACTTAAAGTCCCTGCATCAGTTGATCCTGCAATACCACCTAATGCTCCACCAATTCCACCTACCGCTCCTGATATACCTCCAAGTAATGATGCACGAGAAGCCGCTTTACCTTCTGCTATAGCGTTTTGAGCCTGAACCTCACCTTGATAACGACCAGTTTTTGCTTCCTGTTGAAGTGTTTGTTCTTGTAACAATCGATTACGGCGTTGGCTTTGAATGTCCATTTCCATTTCAGTAGCTTGTTCAATCATAACAGCTAAAGGAGTACCAGAGCTTACTGCTCCTGTCTTAGCATATGCGGCACGTTGTGAAGCCATTTGTCGGCGTTTACCTTTATAAGCACGAGTAGTTTCAGCACCCATTGTTTCACGAACAGAGCGTGCTTCCATTTCTTTAACTCTAGCATTATAGTCAGCCATTTGGCGTATAGTCTTAGCTTTTCGTTTAGCCGCTTTTTTAGCACTACGACTACCCATTATACCCTGAGCTAACTTTAGCCCGCCTGTAACTAGTTGTAACATTACACTCCCTCCACATCTACTACCATTGCTAATACAGTACAGGGCTGTGGTGTATCTGATACTACATAAACAGTTTGTAAGAACTCATTAGCATTACTTAACCAAACCTCCGCATCTTCAGTATTTAAAGCTGTTGTGCTTTCAAATCTAACTGGATCAAGGTCTGTTTCTGTTTGCCCTACTTTAGCTGACAATGTATCTTTAAATCTAATTGTTGCTTTTTGTATAGCTTTTTTAGATCCTTGAGTTGATCCTCTACTATATTGAATATCTTGATATAATGGTGCTAGTGTAGATGTATATGGTAATCCTACAATTACATTAGCATTGGTTTGACTACCTACATTAATAGCTCCACCAGAAACAGTAGCTGTTTGTGCAGTACCACCATTAACTTTATATGTTACTGTTTTATTTTCTAAATGGTCTAGTCCAGTAAAACTGCTACCAGTAAAATTTTTGTTTCTAACATAAAGATCTAATCCGCTATACTTTTTAGTATATGCACTTTCATGTATTTGTGGGTCAAACTGTACTAGGTATCTATCATCAAGTATTCTAGGCTGTATACCTTCGCCTGATTTAACTGTTTGAACTTCACCTGTTCCTGTATCTTCAATATAAAGATCAATGTTGTATTCGCCTATAGAATCGTAAGTAAGAGTAACTTTAGTTTGATTACCACTATCTTCAGTAGCATCTATAGTAACAGTAGGGTCACCTTCAAACTCAATAAATGCATCATTTGCTTCTTTGCTACCACTAACATTCCATAAAAGTATTTCTACACCACAAATGTCACCGTCAGCAAACGTCATAGTTTTAGAAAAATTTGTGTTAAGAGATGGTGAACCTGTATTATACAACGTATCATTACTAGAAGTAGAAAGACCTGTAGCAAATGTATTAACTCTAGGTGTAGCAAATACAGCAGATGCTAAGAAGTGATTTTTTAAATTATAAATACCACCTGTTTGTGCTTTAAGAGCTGTGCTATTATCAGTTAAATTAATAATAGTTCCACTTGAATCTTTTAGTGTAATAATTCTATTAGGCGTTTGATCACCTTCACTACCAATGATTTGTTTTAAGAAATAAGTTTGTCCATGTACTAACCCACCAATGTCTGGAGTTCTGTTTGGAGAAACAGTATTGTTTAAATAAACAACAGGTATACTTATATGATCAGATGTAAATGGATGACCATTACCTGTTAGAGCAATTGTTCCACTACCAACCGATACAGTCCAATCAGTACCACCTCCTCCTTTAACGGGAAATTCACCAATAGTATAAGCGTGTTTGCAAATTATTTGTGATGTTTCTGTATTAATTATTTGCCACTCTACACCATGAGTAGTACCTTGTTCGGCACTTGTTGCTCCTACGGTTAGCTCTTTATTAACCTGAATAGTATGAGTGCCACTATCCCATGCAGGTTGATTAAATCTGTCTTCTGTAAGAGCATAAGCTACGTTTACTGCTGAATCACTATGACCAGATACTGTTAATGTTTCAGGAACAATGTGTATTCTTTCGTTAGTAGGAGTAACGCTTTTTAATCTACCCTTAAACCCATATACATCTGCAGTAATATTAGATATAGAACCTGAAGTTCCATTGGTTTGTTCTACTGGCAACACAATAGCTGATGCTTCACCTGAGCCATGCACAAGTCTAGGTGTAACGTGTTTAGTTGGATCAGCAGTAATTTCAATTTCTTGATTATCTACACCACTACCATTACTTACTAAAGTTACACTATTACTCCACCCCGTAGCAGGAGGAGAGTCTCCAGTATCAGAAACATCAGAAACAACAGATGAATCGCTTATTGTAATAATTTCCCATTTATCATTACTACTTTTAAAACGAATATTATAAACTCCATTAGTCCATTGATGTTTACTATTGTAATCAGAAGTTCTAGTATAAACACCATTTACAGCAGAGGTGCTATGACCGCTAATAGTTAACTGTTGATCTTCTCTTGAAGACGCAATCGTTATGTTAAATTTACCAACATTTAATCCTGTAACAGCATCGTTAGGATTTTTGATTGTGAGGTAAACTTTATCTTCTCTGTTTACTTGCGGAATAACTGCTACAGATTCTACTGTTCCGTCAAAGGTGTGTCTATGCCACGCAAATGTATTAGTTTCTCTTTCGTATGTTAACCCAACAAGATCACCATTATTACAAACTACCCATATAATAGTAGCAGGTTGAGTTTGTACTGCAATCTCTTTAACTCCGTCTCCAATAATATGTTCTGCAATTAATGTTAAATCTCTAGCAAGATAATCGTTTTGGTTATTTTGAAGATACCACTCACGAATTTTTTTACCCTGACGCATAATAAATAAAATAGCAGAGTTAACTAGTACACCTTGAGCATTAGATGACCCATATTCAGATCGTCTTTTTAAATTTAATTGTGTAGGTGTTACAGGTAAAGATTGATTGCCTGAACCTAGTGTCCATTCGCTTGATCTAGTACCAATGTTTAACTCTCTGCCTGCACACAACCATGTAATTTCATCTTGTGTTAATGAATTAAATTTTAAATCTAATGCGGCTGTATCTTCTGATCCAATAATAAAATTATTAAGATCATCAATCTTACTCATCCATAATCTGTTAGGAAACTTTTTATTACCGCCAAAACATAATCTGTTTTCAAAAATACTGATACTGTTAGGGTAACCATTTTTACTAGAAAAAGCACTTTCTTGAGAAGCTACAATTTTAGGAAGACTTTTAGCCCATAATCCTTTATTTCTTTGTGTTCTAAAAGTACCACCAGTTGTATAATCGTCATCAGCTCCAGTTCCACTGTCAAAATCTCGTGTTGCTTGATAATAGTCAACCTCTCCATCAAATGATAATCTTAATAATTTTGGATTATCACCTATAGCTCCATTAGTTGCATCAGGGTCTTTATAAAGAACAATAACATTTACATCTACATTAGTAGCTCTATCTATATTAGAGTTATCTATTACAACTTTAATTCCATAATTTTGTTTTGTATCAGTACCAAGATCATCTAGCCCGTCTGCAGTTGCTATAAATGTATTGCCTGCGTTAAATGTTGTTTGTGAATTAGGAAAACCTACAGTTTTTAAATAATCCGTTTGAGCAGTAACAGTAACATTAGCTACAAGTTTATATTTAGTCCCTATAATTAATTCTGATACTCCTAACAGTTTTTCAGCAGGAACAGAGTCCATACCCCAAAAAGTTTTATCTATAACAGAACTAGTATCTGATAAAACATAAGACAGTCCAGTATCTTTATATGAAAGATTTCTAAATACAATTTTATTTAAACGATCATCTAAACATAACAAGTAACCATTTAAATATACAGTATCCATTTGATCTCGAACCATTGTTCTTGAATCATTTATACCAGCATTGTTATATGCAGGCTCTTGACCTAATCTATGATCATGTACACTAAACGTACCATTAGCTGTGTTTTTATTTCTCTTACCGTATTGACCACCAACTCCATAATATTTAAAATTTTTCCCATCTACATCTACAGTATAACGAGCTATAGATTGAAGCGGTTTATTTTTTCCTGCTCTCCATTTTTCGTGAGCCTTCCAATAAAATTTACCGTTACCAAAACCTAAACCTGTAATACCAAACACATTGTGTTCTTTATTTTCTGGTCTAGCGAACAATGTTTTAATTTGAGTGTTACCTATATTTCCTGAAGCAAAATCTGACTCAGAAAAATAGTTAATTTTCATTTGAGTAAACTGTGTTGCCTGAGCAGTTCCTTGAGCTTTATCACGCATAACAACGTAAAGGTTGCCATCATTCGCAGAAGCAATTCCAAAATGAGCTTGTCCTATCTCTTGTCCACGACCTGTTGCTCCTGTAGTATATTGATTACTATATGTTAATGACTTAATTAAAGGACTGCTTAATCTACCATCACTTAAACTATAATTGTATCGTACAACTTTATCATCGTTTGTTAGTGCATACATATAGGGTGTAGAACCAAATATAGAAAAACACATATCGATAAAGTCTTTTTCATTGTTATCAAATGCAGTGCCTGCAGAATCACTGCCTGTTAAAGCTGCAATGCCAAGTGTGCCGTCACTGCCAGAAAGAGCGTCATCGCCTCCATGCGAACCATCAGCAGTAAAGTCTCCTACAAATACAATCTTATCACCTTTTTTATATTCGTATTTTGCAGTATAATTAAAAATATTATTAGTGTATCCTTCTTCTATATCTTGTATGGGAGAAATCCAAAACCCTGTTGCGGTTCGGTTATCTACATCAACAGAATCAATTCTAAATAACCCTGTAACAAAGGGGTCATCTACTTTAATTCTCATTATTGCACTACCCGCACTATCAGAAGCAGGATAAAATCTTAATCTAATAAAAGTATTAGCACCTTCTTTTTCTGTTGATGCAAATGTTCTATTTGTATAGTTACCACTAGAATCTGCATTTGTTGCTACTGTTCCCGCACTTGTGTCTACTAATGTAAACTCAGGAGAAAATGAGTCGCCGCCGTCTGTACTTTTTTCTAAAACAACTTTACCTGCCCAATCACTACCCGCAGATTCTATTTCATAATTTGCATAGGATGTGTTTAGTGAATCAGTTACACCGCCTGTTGTTTTTGCAGATACAGAAGAGTTAATTATATTTCTTTTTTGTTTTATTACTAAAAAAGAACCTACATGAGTTTCTTCAAAATAATCAGAACCTGCTGTAATAGTACACTCGCCTGAAATAGAGTCAGGAGAAAAATCAACATCTAACTCATCTCCCATAGGCGGGAAAACATATTCTAATTGAGTTAAAATAAATTTATCATCTTCCTGTCGAATTAATTGTTGTATAGGATAATCTTCGCTAGATATAAATAATACATCATTTGACTGAACAAACTTTAATTTTTGTAAAACTTCGTCAGGAAAAACTGTAGGAATAGAAGTAATTAACAAGTTATCTTTAAAAATACTTAATGAGTAATTAGTAAAACATAATACAAATGTTTCTTTTGCATTTAATATAAAAGAATATAATTTAGTTTCTCCAACAGGGAGAGATAATGTATCTGTAAATTCATGCACAAATTCTGTTGAAGGTCTTTTAGTAGCACCACCGTATTCTAACGGAATAAAGTTTTCCATTTTAATACAGGATTTATCATATATCTCATTGTCAGTTCTAGCATATACATATGGAGATACTTCTCCTCCATTAAAAGCATTAACAACTTTTTTAGCCATAACGCCTCCTAACTAAAACTACCATATGATGTTTGTGAAAATGGTGGATATGAGTTGTTGTATGATGAGTTAGATGTATATGTAGCTTCTAACCACTCGCTATCAATAGTAGGTGGATCAAGACGCTCTGTGCCGTTAACACGCCGTGCTTCTGGCATAATTACAGAGTTAAACTCTTGTAATAAAAATTCATACATTTTTAAATCACCAGTAATTGGTATAGCCATACGAGCGGCTAGTAATGTAATAAACGCTTGTGCAAATAAAGAATCCATTGCGACAGGGTCAGGAATACCATCATAACATAAAAATACTTTTTCTTCATTAGTTAATATAGCGTTACCTTCTATTACCCAATCAACACGAGGTTTCATAAATTTATATACTTCTGCTGAGTTAGTGAGATAAAATGATCTTATAGCATCGGTAGGAAGTGCAAATGAAAAATCATATTCAAAGTCTGGTTTTACTGAAGTTACTGAAACTACTCCATGATCAGCACCGCCACTATAAGTATGTCCTACAGGAGTATATGTATTATCACCAGTAAGATCACCTGTTGATGTAGTTCCATCCCCTGCGGCTGATGCTAAACCACTAATACCCCATACACCTTTATCTCCCTTACTATTATAATTTTGGTAATCAAATGAGATTGTAAGACCTGTAGTTACTGTAGGATCTGTAAAATATTTAGGTCTTCCAGCGAAAGATAAAGTTTCTGATGCAAATAAAGTTGTACCTGTTCCTCCACCTATAGAAGCAACATTACCACCTTGAGTTTCTACAAGAATTTCATATGGAGAAAGTCGCTGTCGTTTTTTACAACAGTTCCAAGAATGCATTCGAGTTAACTCTCCAAGAGTTTGTTCGTAATGTAAGTTAACTGTTTTTGCGTGAGATATTGTGTTGGCTGTTATCTCAGAGTCGCTTAATGTGAGACGCTCACTACCAAGTTTGCTGAGTGCAAGATTAATTATATTTGTTTTAGTAAGAGCCATAATAAAAAAAAGGGTAAGGGGAGGTTGCCCTCCCCAATGTATTACTCGTTTGTAGCGATTAGGATGTATCCAGAAATTGTAACTGATTGATTTACATCAGAGTCAGTTGTTACAATTAATGTCTTTCCTCCTAAGTCAACACTACCTGTCGCACTACCAGTAGTAGGAAATGCAATGCTTCCTGCCGCAGATGTAGCACCTGAAGTACCTACTGCATCAGTATCATCCGCATGACCAACAAGAATAGTAGAGTTAGTGCTACCACTATTTGGGTCTGTGAAGAACAAGCTCGCACCAATTAAGCGTGCTTCCTGTGGAAGAACACCACTAATAGTGTGAGTTCCTGCACCTGTGCCTGTTGCTAAGGATACTGGAATTGCTTGAACATTTCCACGATAGTTAGACTTTGTAACGATACCAGAATTTAGGTTTGTTACTTCTGTAGAATTAGCCATAATTAATCTCCTTACTGCTTACAAGCGATTGCGATAACTTTTTCTTCTTCCATACGAACAGCACCGAACTCGGCTTTCATGTAAGCATAGTAGTTGAACGACTTATCAGCACGCTCACTAATTTTAGTTGTCATGTCTGGATTAACTTCAAACAACGCCGCATCTTGGATCATTGCATAACAAGCACGAGTTGCTGTACTGTCTGTGTCTTTCCAAACGCCTGTGTCTGTATTAACATCAACATCTAAATCAATGTTAAAGTCAGCAGAAGCAGTTGGGTTAGCTGTGCTATGGAAAGGAACAATATTAGAAATACAGAAGCTCGCACCCATGTAGTCATAAATTTGTCCTGCACCTTGCTCGTTAACCTTAGCACCGCCACGATTATCGAAGTCAGTGAAGTTAGTGTCGTTCATGATGTCCTGCCACTGATGCCAAGAAATCTTAAACAAAGGCTTCTGAGTTTCAATGTCAACAGACTGATTACCGAACTGAGTCAATGTTTCAAGGAATTTAGCGTAGTTAAATCCAAGAGGAGTAGATCCTCCTGCACCATCAAAATCTACGTTAATGATACCTTTTTCATAAGAACCAGATATATCAGTAATCTTACCTGAAACACCAAAGTTTACTGCACTAGAACCGTCAACGCCACCAAAACTACCTGAATTAAGTAGTGCTTGGTCGATAACTAAGTCTTCTTGACGAAGAAACTTGTTCTTCATAACAGTTAACTTTTGTGAACGAGGATCAACACCCATCTTGCTCAAGTCAGCCCAATCCATGAATTGACCATCTTGAAATTGATTACGAGTAATTTTACGTCTGCTATAATCAATGTCAGATACAGGAGAATCTCCGAAACGATTGGTTACCTTGCTAGGCAAACCACCACCAGTTGTTCTTTGGTAAATACCTTCTTTACGGAACAGATCGCCTGTAGCGAGCTGAATGTAAGGACGCATTTTACCACCTTTTGTTTCGACCGTTTCACGAATAGCACGGTCAAAACCAGTAATATAAGTATTAAGCAGATTACCCGCCATAATACACCTCCATAATTAATAATTTAATATACAAGTTTTAGTCGGCTCTGAGTATCCTCACCGTGAGGGTCTAGCCTGATATAAGGTTCTCACCCCAGATTATCTTTCGGGCTTTAAAAGGTTTCCGCTTCAAATCTGCCTGACTTATATGTAATAACTACAAATATGTCAAGTTAAAACTTATGAAATCTTCTCAAGAAATGCTAAACGCTGTTTTAACATCTGTTGATATGTAACATCGCTTGTACTTCCTTCGTAGTTTCTCATTTCTTCTTCCAATAAATCAAGTTGATCAGAAATAGTAGCTACATTTTGTTCTACGCCACTTTCAATAATCTCATCCTCGCTAATTATAGGAACAATGTTTTCAAATACAGCCTTAATAAAGTTTACGTTATTACCAATAGAAGGGTCATCTTTAAACTCTTCAAGTCCAAGATAGTCCATTACATTAGCTACTTTACCCATGTTGTATTCAAACTTATCACCAGTCCATTCTTTACGAAGCGTTTCTTCTGCTTCACGAACTGATAATTCTTCTTCTTGTTCTATTTGTTGAAGGTCAGCAGAACCGCTTTCAATTTCCCAGTCAGCGATTGCTTGAGCTTGCTCAACTGTAAGACCAACTTTGTGAGCCAACTCTTTAAAAGAACCAAGCCTTGCTTCGTCCAACTCTGTACCCTCGGGTATTTCTCCAGTAGTGATTTCATATTCATCTACCTCATTTGGAATGTTCATTATCTCTCGCCGTGTGGCGATGTCGTTTTCATCTTCTGAAAGCCAAAAATCTGTTGCTTTCTTTCCGACTTGAGACTGAGCATTGATTGCTCCTTTAACTAAGTCTGTTACATTATCGTACTTAGACCATATCGAGTGCTTACCTAAATCATCAGGTAGGGCATCTCGCCATGTTTCGTTAAACTTGCCCTCATCATTTAAGATGTTTAGAGGCTGTTCTGCAGTTTCCTCAACTAAGGGTGCTTCGACAGGTGTCTCCACTTCTTCGCTCATTTATTCTCCTATGTTAGCGTTTGTATGTTTTTTTAACTGCCTTCTTAGCAGTTTTCTTTTTAGAAACTTTTTTAGCTGTTTTCTTTTTTTTCATTCCGTGCATCATTTTACCACCTCCACATTTCATATTAACATTTCCATCTTCTTCGTGCCTGACGAATACGACTGTTAGGGTCGTTTCTCGTTTTAGCACTACTTCTTTTAAGTTGTCCTAGCGATCTAGCACAATAAGATTTTCTTCGTTTAGCCGCCTTGCTACCTTTTTTAACTTTACCAGTAACAGCAGTCTTTAACTTTGACTTAGGATTAGCACGCCGATATGCGGCAACACCTTTCTTGGTCATGCCCGCACCAGATTTAGTAGAGCGGTAGTTACCGCCTTTACCAACAGTTCGTCTAATTACAGTCTTAGCCATTAGTCTTTATTTATTTTTCTAGCAAATTTTTTGCCAGTTTCTGTTAAATATAATTTTTCGTTACCAAACAGTTTTGCCAAGATAGTTGTGGCTTTATTTTGCCTCCGCTCCATTCTTTTTTTACCTTTACCAATACCACTAGCTTTTTCAAAAGCAGTTTGAGTTTGTTTTTTAGTTTTCTTTTTTACAAATTTACTTCCGTACATTTTAATCCTCCGAAATCATAGCTTCTATGTATCTATACATATCTTGCATAGCATTTCTATATGCACACTCTGTGTGGCTTAAATCACTGCCTGCTTGCTCGTCAATAGCAGATAATCTTCGCAAGTCTTCTAAAGCGGTTTGTCCCTCTGGAGATAAAAATACTCTACGATAAGCACTAATTAATTTTTGTAGTTCATTCTCCTCCACTTATGCCCTCCTGTGCTAATATGCTATTAGGATCAACCGCCCCACTTACTTTCTGTGCCGCATCTGCCATAGCAGGCATTGCTTGCATCATTCGTTGTTGTTCAGCCGCTTCAGCTTTAGCTTCTCGATCTTCTTCAACTTCAGCAGGGTCTTTAAGAGCATTCATACTAGAGCTGTTAGCAAACCAAATTTCTTGGAATAACTTGTCGTAGTCTACATTTTCTAGTGACTGCAACGCCTGTGGATTCATTTGTGCTAACTCACCAAATACACGCATTGTATTTACTGCACCCATAGTCTCGAAAGACTTAGTTGCTAAAGACAACCGACCAACATAGTCAACTTCATACTCTGCCGACTGCGACAATTCTTGCGGTACAGGAGGAAGCAACTTGCGTTTCTGAAGTATATAAAACAAATGATTCATTACTGGTGTAACGTGTTCTTCTATGTATCGAGCCACAAACGGTGTAAGAGTCATTAAGTCTGTCGTCATACGCTCGTTAACTTCAGTAGCAGTCATATTTCTGTACTGGTCTAACGGACGGAACAGATGATTAAAGAACGCTTTTTTAATCTGCATTTCATGCATATCGTACATTTCTTTAGCTAATGCAGGATTTCCGTTAGGTGCAAGCCGTTCTGGCTTTCCATTAGGATTAGTAGCACGCCACTTAATAAATGAACCCGCACGATTACTCATACCTGAAACGCTGTCGTCATCAGGAATTAACCACTGTGGGTTAGCCTGTTGCTCAGATGCAATCATAAGTGATCGGTATACCACGTTGGTACGCCGAGCTGTCCCTAGAACCATGCTCATAGGCGAACGACCATATATTTCTTCGTTACCGACCATAAACCGTGATACTTTAAATGGGTTGTAATCAAAGCCACTTTCTTTAATTATCTCTTTAGAGTCTTTGGATACATGATAAGAAGCAAAAGGTTTTTCTGTAGCTTTTAGACTACCGTATTTAAAGTCCTCACGAGGTGCAATGTACTGAATAAACTTGTACTTATTGTCTTTCCCCATCTCCATTTCTTTAAATATCTTATCAAGTCTTGCTTCTTTTACAGCTTCTTCACCAAACTTTTGCAGTACCTGACGACCTGTAAGTGTGTATTCACGAGCCACCGTATCTACTTCGTGCAAATGATTTTCAGCAATACGAATATCATCTACAACGTAATTACGAAAACGAACTACATTACGATCGTCTTCTTCCATCATTATGCAGTTAGTGCCAAAACATCCTAAAGAAAGTAAAGACTGGAACTCTTCTTGTGCAAAATTAGACTCTATAATTATTTTATGTGCTATACGACTCACTTCTTCAAAGTAATTAGCTACATTTTTGTTAGCCATCATCATTGGCGATGGATGACGAAACTTAGCCCACACTGTATTAGGCGGGAACATATGCGAAAAGAATCCACTAGCAAACGAATAGTTAGCTTCAATGCAAGTATCAATCATACGTTGCGGCGGTTTTTCCTGCCCCGCTACACGAATGCGATTTATATTATCGTTAGTTTGATAGCACCAGTCTGCACACTCTTGCCACAAGTTCATCCAGTTACCACGAACTGTAGAGTCCATTGACTGGTATTTCTTAATTAAAGAATTTCCGTCCATTAATAACCCATTGTACCCATTGTTGAAGCTACTGTATTTAATGTTTCAGTATCAGTAATTTTTTTCTTTTTCTTTTTAGATGCAGTAGACATCATAGTTTCTTTAGGTTCGATAGGTGAAGTCATTAATGTAGACTCAACACTCATTCGATCATCTTGTTTAGCTTGCATATATTCTTGCGTAGCTACAGCGTCAGCTTCTTGCATAATCGGGGGTGCTTCTTCGATTTTAGGTGGAGCAGGGGCTTTGCTTTTGCTTTTTTTACTTCCCATAATAATCTCTCAGTCTGTTGTAACTATAAATTTTTAGTTTGTCTGAATTTAATCTGTGAAAACACACAAATTTTTTTGGCTCGAATATCTCAAACAATTTTGTAACTTTACCTGCGGCGTAATATACGAACCATGTATCACCTTTGTCAAGTCTTTTATTAGTCTTTTTAAGTATGTAATCAGAATGCGTTTTATATCCGCAAAAAAATAACTCTTCGTCACAATATATATGCGTACACTCTTTAAGTATTTCTTCCGCCTCATCGCCGTACTCTTTAAAAAATGAGGTAATCATCTGTTATATACTCTCTACGGTCTAATTGACTTTTAGATTTTAACAAATACTTGCTTGTCATTTTGTCATGCATAGCCATAAACATCATTCTGACCGCATCAGCACCGTGCGAATGTTCGTTATGTAATATTTTACCCGTGTTCGGATTCCATTGATAGTTGGTGAGGTGATCCAGTAAGTTCTCAAGCGACATATTAATTTTGCAAGATGGAAGATGCCGTCTGACAATTTCAATATCATCCCGCACAGAATTGGTTTTTGGTATTGCTCTAGCTTCAAAGCCGTACTGTGTGCGACAAAAGTCCAATATATTAGTACCCGTATTACCCATACGTTGCTTAGAGTCATGGGGCATATAGTGTCCTGCGTATCGGTATTTTTTTTCTGCGATGATGTCGAGGTAGTGTTTGATGTCGTGTCCTGTGTTTTCATAGTAGTCTATTATCTCCGCTTTTCCGTGTTCAATATATGCAAACACTATTGCTGTTGGGTCATCCATACCCAAATCCCAAAATGTATATACAGGTCTGTCGTTTTTACTAACTTCACATACATTACCGTTATCATACAGCTTGGTCATTTCATATCCGTACACCGAGTTAGCCACATCGGCAACCGCTTCGTTCAAATACTCTTGTCTAGCCAACGAGTACGAAATCATTTTAGAGTCGATGCGGTCTTGAACATTCATGTATGTTAAACCAGTTAGCGGGTCTATCTGCCCTTCTAGCTCTGGGTTTAAGTTCATTTCATCGCTTACCCAACAGTACCGCTTGCTGTCTACTGGAGTAAGCCACTCGCAAAACCAGTTAGGATTATCTTTGTTTGCTTGATACATTTGATGCAGTTGGTTCTTTTTACCACGCATCGTGCCGTTCATAATAATAAACGAGTTGCCTTCGTCTAAGATAGGAGCTAGGAATCCTGTTACCTCTTCTTTGTGCAACGAGAACTCACTCAAAGCGTAGCCATAACCACCCTGCCCTACGAAGTCTAGGTTATCTGTACCACCCATATTGACTGTAGAGCCATTGATTAACGTCAGTTTAAGGTCGGTATTGTTTTTTGCTAATACGATCTCAGGCGGAAAGATTAGGTCAATAAGATGCCCACTCTTAGCACCAATAGTTACTATGTTGTTCCAAATTGCACGCTCTGCCCACTTCCGTGTGGGAAACAAGTAGTAGTAAGAACCAACCCTAGTCATCGCTTTCTTTGAAAGAATTGAAGCAGTTGTAACATCTTTACCATGCCGTCTAGGATGGCTTATTAATATATTCCTAGCACCGTTGTCTAACGCCCGCCACGCCCCAAGTTGGTAATCTCTAGGCTTAAGCTGTGGTAATCTCAGTCTATTTCCCATGTGGCTTCCGCAAAGTTGACTGGCTCAATAATAATATCCCTAGACTCCGCATCTATGCCCAATATCCTAGAAAGCTCTTTAGCAGATGCCGCATTACCGTTGTCCATCTGACGCAACAACGCCTTAGAGATATATTTTTTAACAGCCGCTGTGTCATTAAAATCTAAATCCGAGTCGTTATCCTCTATGGCTTTCTCAGCTTTACGGCGAAACTCCGCTAACTCTTGGGCGTAAGCCCAAAGTTTTTTATTATCTGACTCTTTCATCTCCGCAAATATAGTTTGCGAACTCATTTCTTGCTCCTTGTGCTTTTAGCACTCCAATCAATCTCGTCATAGTTCGACCGATACTTTTCTTTGTCAAACTTAACCCAGTTGTAATTAGCCCCATCACGCCCTTCACGCTCGTTCTTTGCTTTCCAGTTACGCTCTGCTTGGGCATCTGGGCTATATTTGTATGGTACATTACCCCCGCTCATCTATTTCCTCCACATAACACATCATGCATATTTTTTCTTCAACAAACCCCTCTTCATCTAAAACCTCAAAGATAGGGTTGTCTTCACTATCATCACAAAAACATTGATCACAAATCATCTGGCGTCTCTACCTCCATTACATTATCAAAGTCTATCCCACAATACGGGCAATACTTAGGGTCATTAATCCCCATAGGCATCTCGTGTACAAAAAAATAATTCTCACAATTATAACACTCAAAGTA